TTAAAGAGAAAGATCTCATCGGTAAGATTGTGGCTGTCAAGTATAATGCTCGTATCAAGAATAAACAGGGAGATGAAAGTTTATTTCTTCCTATCTTTGTTGAGGTACGTGATGACAAAGATGTTGCTGACTCTTCAAAGGATATAAAATGAACGCACAAATTCAAATGCTTTTTAAACAAGCTGGTGGTCGTGTTGAAGTTGATAGTGATGGAAACTATTTTACTTACACACAGGACTTTGATCCTGAATACTTCGCTCATTTAATTCTTCGTGGATGTTTGAGCATCTGTGAAGACATGGGCGACAAAGGCAAGGATGGTCACTATTGCGCAGATGAAATCAACAGGAAGTTTGGATAAAACTTTACGGAAATTCTTTTTTGGAGTATAATTGGACTATGAAGATAAAACTTAAAACCAAGAAACCACGCAACCCAGTTGCGAAGGACTTGCGCACTCCAAAATATCGAATGCGAGTTGTCCTCTCAAAGAAGAAAGAAATCCCTGCGTTTGACTTTAAGAAAGAGATTGATTATGTATGATGTTGAAGAAATCCGTTTTGCACGTGCATTGGGCAGAGCCATCGAAGAAGAAATCCGTAAAGGTAACAAGTTGCCCGACGAAGTACTGCGAGCGTATGAAGAACTGTATAAGCATTGGCAAACGCAAATGAACAGGGAGTTGTCATGAGAAAAGAACTAGACGAAGCACTGGTTGCACGTTATCCTCTGATCTTTCGAGATCGCAGTGGAGACATGCGTACAACTTTAATGTGCTGGGGTTTTGAATGTGGTGATGGTTGGTATAACATCATCGATGTTCTTTGTGGTAAGTTGTGTAGTGAATACTATGCAGCAAAGAGTCGCTACGACTTCATCAAAGATAAATGTGGTCAAAATATGTATGGTGGCTCTGGTGACATTATCACTCAGGGAGAAATTGCTCTGCGCAAACATGTCATGGAAGAAGAAGCTGCAAAGGTTCCAGTTGCTGTACAGGTAAAGGAAAAGTTCGGTGGTCTTCGTTTCTATGTTCAGGCTGCAACTGACAAACATTATCAGTATATTAATTTTGCTGAAAGTATGAGTTATCGCACCTGTGAACAATGTGGTGCTCCAGGAAAAACTTACACTGATGGTTGGCATACAACTCTTTGCGACATCCATGCAGCTATGGCTGGTAAGGAAGAAGAATATGAGTATGAGGAGAATGAATAATGTTTTACGGTAAAGAATCAATTACAGAAACACTGGCATTAATCCGCAGTAAGACTGATGGGGTTATTCACATTCCAATGCCAGACTACAAGATGAATGAAAGATGGACAGATGAATTCCGTGTTCGCGATGGTCATGTTAAACAAGAAGATGGAACATGGGTTACGGAAGTTGATGTTGGAGACTACCTCAACAAACTTGAAAGGGATATCTTGGATTTGTATACCAGCTATCAAACTGGTCTAAATGAAATCCGTTTGTTAAAACATCAAAGGTATGAGATGGAATATGGCTTGCGTGTTGCAGAAAGAGCATTGAAGAATTCTCTTGCGCTAACGAAAGAACTGATCCAAGATTGACTTTAAATCAATCTAATGGTATACTTGTGATTGATCCAACTAACTTGAGAGATAACGATGACTCAGATTGCAGCTTTGCTAAGACCTCGTATGATATCGAGCGAAGTTACTACAACTAAGAAAGAAGTACGTATGACAAAAATTGCTATTAACAGATGCTTTGGTGGTTTCGGTATCTCAAATCCAGCATTTGAGAAGTTGCTTGAGCGCAAAGGTATTGCGTACGAGAAAGTCGATGCCAAATTTAAATTTCGCACAGATGCTTTTGATTATTACAAAACAGGAATGGTCGATCAAGATGATGGCTATTTGTCTGAACATGATTTTTGTTCAGATCGTTCAGATCCAGATTTGATTGCTGTTATCGAAGAGATGGGTAAAGAATCGTGGGGTTGGGCAGCAGAAATTGCTATTGTAGAAATTCCTGATGATGTTAAATGGCACATCCATGAGTATGATGGATTAGAGCATGTGGCTGAAAACCACAGAACATGGAGTTAATATGAAGAATACACTTGAAATTGGATTCAGTGAAGAATATGAGGTACATTTTACCTGTGAAGAAATTCCACAGCCACCAGGAATGTACCATCTAAAGATTGTTTCAAAATCTATTTGGAAGAACCAAGAGATTGAAAACAAGAAAGACCTCTTCCTAGAGAAGAAGCAACTTATGATGATTTGTGATTATTTTAATGGAGTGAAGAATGAACTTAACAAGTAATAGCGGTATGGACTTTATCAGCATAGCAAAAATGTCTGGTGCAAACATGGATGAATTGATGGTATCAGATGAATTCATTGATTGGTTTAAAGAGTATCTTTCCGAAAAAGAAATCAATGTAACCTTTACCAAGAAAGATGGCACAAGTCGCAGCATGCATTGCACTCGTGACTTTAGCAAGATCCCAGCAGACATGATTCCAACTGGCAATGGTGTCAAGACAACTGGCGATGCTGTTCAGGTATTTGATTTGACTATCAATGAATGGCGTTCATTTAAAACTTCAACCTTAACACATATCGAGTGGCTATGACACAATCTATTTCATCTCCTGTTGATCGGGATAAAATTAAAAAGATGCTTGCAGAAATTTCTGGTAGCATGACACGTATCGAAGCCGAGCGTGATTACATTAAAGAATCCGTAAAGGAAATGTCAGCTGAATTTCAATTGTCCAAGAAAACATTGAACAAGATGGCACGTGTTTATCACAAACAAAACTTTACTGAAGAAGTTGCCTCGCATGAAGAATTCGAGGATCTCTATGAAACAATCGTGCAAGGAAACAAAGAATGAAAACATTCGCAGTATTAGGTGTGGTAGTATTGATCATTCTTGCAGTAGTCTTTGGACCACTGTTAACAATCTGGGCACTGAACACGTTATTCCCAGCACTTGCAATTGTTTATACATGGGAAACATGGCTTGCAATCATTCTTATTGGAATGTGGTTTCGTGGTATCGTGGATTTTCGCAAGTCCAAATAACCCTACAGGGTTAGGGGTTATCACTTGACTTTAATTCGGTTTTCAGGCATAATTATATTATAAACTGGAGTGATACATGTCAAATACTATAAAACGTAAACAATTAGCCGAACGACTGTTGGGTGCAAATGAGCCAAAGTTAACTGAGGGCGATCGTTACACATCGTCTCTTATTATTGCTTTGAATCATTACAATTCTGAAAACGATGACAAGGATAAACAAAAATGGTTTGTTTCTTACGTAGCGCAGACTGACAAGAAATTGGCAGTGGCTTTGTTGAAGTTGGATGCTAGTTTGTTTCGTCATGCTGGTATCATCGCACGTTTGGTCATGCGTGAACAACCAGTTGCCGAAAAGGAACTTGCATTCCTAGCGGAACGAACAGCTGTGCTAACATCATTGACGCAAAAGCCAGAGCCAGTTAAAGTTGTTGTTAAAGACAACACACCAGTGGCACCAGTGGTATCTTTGCAAGATCGTATTGAAGCCAAAGCACGTGAGTTGGCTGGCGACTTTGATGGTGCAATTGATGACTTTGTTCTTGAGGATAAGTCATTCGATGCCAAAGAACTCATGAAGCGATTGAATGCGTCAGGACCAGTTGCTAAGATCATCGGTTCATTCTACGTCAAGAGTGTAGAGGAAATTGCAGAAGCACTGGAAGGTAAAGATCCTCAGTTGGTTGAAGGTTATTCAAACTTTAAGAAAGCCAAGCTAAAGAAACTTGCGGCATTGTATCAGTCAATTATTGATGCAGCTGGTGCACAGGTTCAGGTAGCCAAAGCAACACGCAAGCCACGTCAACGTAAAGAAAAGCCAGCTGGTATTATCGTTGCCAAGATGAAGTTCAAGAAAGAAGATACCGAATACGCTATCAAGTCTGTGCCAGCTTCTGGTATTGTCAATGCTCAGGAACTGTGGGTGTTTAATACGAAGTATCGCAAACTGCAGGTATATCGTGCGATTGATCCAAAGGGTTTGTCTGTTAAAGGTACAAGCATCGTTGGTTACGATCCCGATAACTCTGGCTCCAAGACTATGCGTAAGCCAGAGCAGGTAAGTGTATATGCAACGCTGACCAAGCGTCCACTGAATCAGGCATTTAAGGGGTTGACCACGCAAGAGCAAAAGGTCAATGGTCGTATCAACGAAGAATGTATTCTATTGAAAGTGTTCCAATGAAAACAGTACAGCAACTAGAAACCGAAGCAATCTTAGCCATGGGAAATCGAATGGCTGAACTTGAACAGCAACTTGCTCGGGCAACTAAGCGAATTGAAGAATTAGAATTGATAGTTACAGAACAACGTAAAGAAATAAAAGAGTTATCATGAGACTTGTTTGCGATGACATCAACATAACATACTACTACGTGGATGATGAAACAGGAACACACCTTAGTCCTCATTTTGATTATGAAGCAGATGCTACACAGTGGAAGTACAATATTGAAAACAAAGTTTATGAAGAATTACAAAACAAAATGAGAGAAGTAAAATGATTCTAGTTGATTACAGCCAAGTAGCACTGGCAAACTTTCTGTCATTCAAGGCAGAACTGACACGTGGCTC